CGCTTGCTGAACTTCACCATTGAGGCAACCTGACAGAACTATTAGTCCATCTGAATGTTGAGAAATTAAATCATGATCTAATCTAGGCTTAACATAAAAACCTTCTGTAAAAGACCTAGAAGAAACCTTAATAAGATTTTTATATCCAGATTCATTCTTAGCTAAAACTGTTAAATGATATGGTCCTCTTTGTTCCCACTCGTTTTGGGCGGGTCCGGACCTTTCTTCTTCATCCCTATCAAACCTAGACTTTCTAGCCTGATAGGCTTCAAGACCTAGGATTGGTTTTATGTCAACCTTTTTACAGGCATCATAGAAATCGAGCCAACCATGAACATTGCCGTGGTCTGTTTGGGCCAAAGATTTCATCCCTAACTCAGCAGCTCTTTCGGCATACTTGTCTACCTTACCATGCCCATCTAGCATCGAAAAGGTAGTGTGCACATGTAGATTGCACCAATTTTTCACTAAGTTTTCCTAACTTGATTATCTTTTATTTCTTTGGTCTACGGAATACCATCCAGACCCCTTAAGTACTGTCCCACTAAAAGTGTAAAGTCTTTTCAGGTTTGCTGGTGGATCAACGCAATAACATTTTAAAGCTGCATCTGTTTGATCTGATTCATAAATCTTATCACACTTTTGGCATTTATATTCGTATACTGGCATCAATCAACCACCGGTATACCTCGATCACGTTGCGACTTACTAATGTCCTGCTGTGATCTCCTTTCGTCCATTACCGCTATAACCCCACCGCAAAGTGGGCATGGTGGCGTTTTTCCACCCTGGGCGAATGGGCTCTTCATCATCCAGCTGTCGGACATCTTATTCCTGCAATCTGTACAAAATCCGTGGATAAAATCATTATCGTTAGACATATTTACCTCAACCTATAGCTTTCCTGTATGCAAAACGAATTGGTGATGGAGAAGATTCTTCGTCAGTTTCAACAAAAGAGTCTCCAACTTTAATCCATTTTTTTCTTTTTTCTAAATCACAATTTCCACAACCTATTCCAACCGAGTTAGCTCTTTCGCAAGTGTAGGGTCTACCACCAATTCCCAGTTCCCTACGCTTAATCCAGTCATCAATATGTGCTTGAGATTTTTCGAAGTTATAATCAGAGCAGTTCTTTAATATCTCATGGAGGTAGAATAAAGCGTCATCCGAATATGTCAACATAGAACACAGGAATAGTCTTTCCTCGTGTTCTAAATGCTTATTCTTTTCTGCTTTTTCCCACATCCTCATAATAGAAGGGCAATTTTCGAATAGTCTTTGTGGATCAAAAATCTTTTCTTCTTCGACAGTCCTAAGAACACTTGTGCCTTGTTTCCTAAATCTTTCAAGTAAGTATTCCTGTGTATATTTTTGTCCCTGTTTTTCTTCTTCTCTTTTATAGATGAAATTCCTGAACCATTCATTAGACTTAATGTCAAATTGCTGCTCTGGCACATCTAGTAATCTTGGTTCACTGCAATATTTTTTAATAGTTTTTAAGTCACCGAATATCAAGGATTGATCAAAGGATATATCGTTTTTAAATAATCCAGTTTTTTGATGCATCGATCCAGGTAGTCTCCACATTCTACGATTATCGTAAACAGAAAAGTCTAAAGTACTCATAGACAGCTCATCCCTAATGGAAGACGCTATGTACCGGAATAGATCAGCCAAAGAATTAGAAGGAGTTATACCTAGAGTTAAGGCTTCGAGCTCTATATGGAAACCTTTAAAGCCCGTAAAATATACCCTTATTGATGATTCTGGTACAAAATTCTTAAAATAACTATAAAGCTTTTTAGTTTCTTCGTACGAAGTCTCTAAATCGGAAGAATCCAAATCAAAGTATAAGGAACCAAGACGAATACTGCCATGTATGCTAGGCTCATTATATTGGAATACGGAAGTGTATATCCCGCGATTTCCGTTTTTATTAGTATATTCATCAATATCTTCAAATGCATAGAAAACTGGTTCATCACCATTCTTGTCACGTATGACGCGAGATAAACTTTCTACATACCTAGCTACTTCAACATATTTCCATTGATTAGTGTATTTATCGCCGCCATCAGGAAGTCTCATTTAAGTTTACCATTCCACTATCTTCTTTTATGTTCCACATAATACTTTTATTACACTTTAGAACATCTTTATGTGTCCTATAATATGTGCCCTGTTGAAAAATAAGATCAAAATTATTTATAAGCCAATTTCTTTTTTCAAGACGATCGTTTTCTAAACTCAAAATATCCTCTAGCTAAATCTATCCATTTACCGGAAATCTTACAACCATTACATATAAAATAATAATAAGACTTACTACCATGATAAGTCAAAGAGTAAGCATATATTTTGGAACCGCATTTGCATTCCACATTAGAACTCCATGGTTTACTTTTTATAGCAGCCATCTGTCCATACTAATTTGGTCGCCATCAAGTACCCAATGTAGCCTATCGGCTATAGCGTTAGCGTTCGCTAAAATCATTTCCTCCACTGTTATAGGAATGGTTTCTGGAACTATAGAATTAACACCATGGTGACATCGTATAACCCTTAAGATCTTGTAGGCTAATTCTTCTTCGACATGCATAACTGAGGATTGTGTTTCGGACGAAAGTAAATCTTGGCGCTTAACTTTATTATAGAATAAGTCTACAGTATATGGATGAAACTCATCATAACTAATTGTGCCATCATCATTCATGTTGCCCTTTGTTAAGTCATGTAAAATGCAAGCAGCTAATACTATGTCAACTTCAATATTATTGAAACCATAATTTTCACACATTATTAAAGCTATCCTGGTAACCCTTTTTGTATGAAGTACGTTACCTAAGCTATTTTGCTCATCTGGTGGATGATATACGCTACTAAAACTTCCTGGTATTTCCCAAAAAGAATCAGACTTTAATAACATAGATCTTACAAATGACGAAATTGAAGGATCTCTAATTAAATCTATTTCATCCATTAACGGATCAAGGATAGAGTCTTCTATATCCTTGTCACTGAGATGTGTATTAGAATTTTCTATTATTTTATTTAGAATATCTTTTTTTTCACTCATTTTTATCTCTTAATTTGCTATACATTTCATTTATGCAGTTACTTAAAAATGTTTCAATATCCATACCCGTATAGCTGCATAGCTTAGTTAGTTTTTCTGAAGTGGACTCATCCAAAAGAACACCTAATCTAGACATTTTTATCTACAACCATATCATTTGTTATGCAAAAATCCCTACACGGAGAATCAAAAGGGCATTTCTTACAGTAGTAAGTGAGGCCCCTTCTTGGGGGGAATACTTTTGCGTTAGAAATTTCTTCTGACCAATATATTAGATTATTAATGTCGGAATCTGTTATATCAATCTGCGTAAAGCCATTCTTATTGGAGCCCAAATCGTAGGCGTAAAAGTCTATATCTAAATCTTTTCCTTGATTTTTATTTTCGAAAGCATATTTTAATATAGTGAAATCCATACTTAGCGTACTAAGGTTAGGCCTTTTGGGGCTAGCTAACCATTTTATCACTGATATTTTCTTTGATTTTGGATCTCTCAAAACTAAATCAAATACTCCAGAGACTCTTATATCCCTAGACATTCCAACTGTAAAATTTTCATTTATCAATAGAGGATCTTTTATGTCTAATGAAAAATCTTCGTAAAATTTCATTATACAATTTACGGCCTTAGTGTTCATGCTGGACAGATTTCCCCATATAGACTCATGCTTCTCTACTGCTATATCATATGCGGAGACTTCTTTAGGGAACCAAAGCTTTTCCCACCTATTAAGTATTGCCGACATAGAGGGGACTATACCTCCTTGCCTCTTATAGAAGAAGAAAGCTGCTAGTTTTTTTAGTGTATTCTCATACTTTAAAGACATTAGGTCCCTAGAAGGTATGGGCTCATATAGGTCATCAATATTTCTAAATTGATATAAAAGTGCGCAGGTTTGGTAATCCTTTATTGATTCAGCCGTTAAATCTACTATGCTTGTTTCATGCATGAATGTCGTCCAGTCCAAATATGTCTGTAGCCAATATGCCTGATGCGTCATAATTTGGCGTGTCGTCAAATTCCATTACAAAATCCTTATATGATTTACTATTATCGTCATACCTAACTAAAGGTGGATCATAATTAAATGTAGATCCAGTAATTCTATTTTTAGGTATTTGTAGCTGCATTAAGAAATCGTCTTCTGAATCATCGTTACTTATAAGTTTTTTCTGAGTTATGAATGTTACAACTGAAGATTTTTGTATGATAGCAAGTGAGCCTCCGACATCCGACTGCTCTATGACATCACGCTTCTCTTTGTTGGCGTTACTGTTTTGCTGGCTTGTCACAATGAATACAGCATTCATCGCCTTAGCTAAACGCTCAAGCCTAACCATGATTCTTTCAAATTCTTGCCATCTAGCTCCACCACCACCCTTGGTATACATAGATTGAAGAGTATCTATTACAACTATGTCCGGCATTAGTTCGTTATGTCCCATAATATCTTTTAACCATAACTCTAAATCGTCATAGTATGAGCTATCTGGGTCATGCCTAACCATAAACCGGTCTCCCCATTCTGATAGTTTATCGGTAAACATTTGAATTCTTTCAGCTTTTTGCTCTTCTGTCCAAATGTCCGCATTTGCATAAACATTTTCGTCTAATATTTGACTCATCAAAACACGTTCCCAGTGGGTTTGGGCTTCCTCGAAGTTGATATATAAAGCCCTGTAACCAACATCGACCCAATGGTTAACTAGAGTTTTCGCAAAAGTTGACTTACCAAAACCTGACATAGCTACTATAGCATGAACTGCCCCACGGAAGTATCCACCATCCTCCGTGTACCCTAAAGCCTTATTGTAGGCCTTGAATGGGGTAGGGAGAAAGTCCGGGACTTCCATAAGGTCATTTGCCCTACTAGCGATATCTGCAGCCGTCGTTACCCTATCTAATGGGTTGTAATCTAAATCTCCCTCAAGAGATCTAATCTGTTCAGTTAGAAGATTTATTCTTTGAATTTCTTCTTCACTTTTATGCCCCTTTTTATTTAGGAGTAGTTGAAGATCTTGAAAAAGATTTTTTTGTTTACGTTTATTAGCTCTATGCTTAAGTATCTTGGTTATCGACTCAACGTTAGATAAGTCTATAGTCAAAATAGAATCTATTAATAGATTTACCCCAGCTACGCCACCTAAAGCTTCCCATATGTCCGATTCAGACTCTAGCCAGGCCTTAAATGCTATAGGGTCTACAGGATCTAAGGATGTTTTAGAGTGAAAATCCTTAAACGCTATATAGAGTTCATATATGCCAGTCTCGCCATGGAGCAACCCAACAGCTTCATCGGGAAGGTGCTCTACGAAATATGTTATAGCACCAGCTTCCTTCATCGACAAGGCGAAAACCTGATACTCTAGTGGATAAGAGGATTCCTCATCTAGGTCCATTTTTCCTCTTCAACTCTTTATACTTCGCTTTCCTATAATCTTTATTCGACTGTTTCATTTTTTCGTAAAAATGATTACCCTTAAAAGTTTTTCTTTGCTTTTCTATATTTACCTGAGGAGTTTCTTTTATCGCCTCAAGCATTCTTCTAAAGACTGCTTCCTCAGAGAGTGTATCACAAAACCTAAACGTAACAAGAGCTATTCCTTGTTCTCTGCACATTTCTTCCTTTTTCCTATCTCTTTCAACAGATTCTTCAAAATCTTGCATAGATCCGTGAAAGTGATTTGAATAAAAGAAATGCTGCCTACCATGATACTCTGCTGCCAACTTATAAGAAGGGCAATAGATATCTAACCTTAATCTATCACCAATATGAAACTCATTAACTATTTCTTCATTGGGTAATATATTTTTCATCATTTGAGTAAGCGCAGCATGCCCTCTAGATATCTTTCGATTATTGCGCCTTACCCAGTCTAAACCATTCTTTTTTAAAAAAGTGTTTAACTCTGGTCTAGTAAGATATAGATTTTTAGCTATATCCGCGAGTGACATATTAGAATCAAATAAAAGATCTTTTAAAACTGCTTCTTTCTTCCAGAATTCTTCGTCCCTCATAATAATCCTCTCTTAGGTCAAATAATATATCACTCTTAAAGATCGTTTACCCAATCATACACAATTATTTCTGGATAATTTCCTATCCAAGTTTCTGCACTCCAGGGGTCATCCATACTTGGTGGACCAAGCTTTCTTATTAAATCAAAATTTGACCACCAAAATGTTCCTGCAAAAAATCTAGTAGACCCATTGTTCGTCCACCAACCACCTATGGCGTCATACTCGTATAGCTTTGGAACATATTCTTTCCACTTGCCAATATTAAAATCTGTCATACCCCTTCTCCAGGCATGACCGTGCTCCGTAGTATTGTTAGAAGCTTTAGTATGGCAATACAATACGCAACCATCATTACTTTGCGAAAAATTGTATAATTCATTTAACGTAACTTGCTCCCATCCACTTTCCGCCTGGGCGCATATCTCGTATTCTATATTTAAATCATTAAGAAAATTAATTAAGTCATTTCTTTTTTCGGAATTTCCGACGATTCCAATAAAGAATTTATCTAGTTTTTCATATAAACCACTAGCTTTTAAAGCCTCAACATGTTCAGATACAGGGGTTTCCCATTTTCCGTCCACATAACAATGATAGAAGTGATATAACATAATTTACCTTAATTTTTATTCCAATTATTTATGTTTTTATTCATACTATTTCTATAGTATATTTCTTCGTCTTCTAACTCATTTGAATTGGTATACCATGGCGTATGTGTAGCTGTGTACGGATTACCCGTCCTTACGCTTGGGACTAGCCCAGGAGCAGAATTAGGAGCATATAGAGCAAATGTTGTATCTATAGGCGAATTGTAGAGTTCTACTCCATTTTTGGGATGTAATTTATTAGACCAGAATTGCGACTCATGATCTATAACTTGAGACTTAAGGCTGTAATGATCCGGGAGATTGTCTATCCTCAAAGATAAACCAACCTTAAGTAAGCTTGGGTCAGATGAGCAAATTTCTAGTAAAAAATCTACAAAATCATTAGGACAGTCTTTATCTGGAATAACATCACAATCTGTTACGATATAGTGAGAATTAATAGGGACTATCTCTGCTGCCCACGGAGAAAAATGCCCTATGTTAGAATCTAAAAATTTTATTTCTCTATTTAAATTTGAGTAAAAATCTAGTAAGGGTTCGTAGCTTGAATTATTATCTACAATGATAACGT